TTAAATTTAAAGAACTTGTTATGAAATAATATCCCACGAGACTCCAACCCCTGTTAAGGGGCGAAAGATATGCTAAACTTATACGAATAAAAAGTATAAGAACTAAAAGATAAAAAGCTTTTAGGATAATAAAATTGAAAGTCGGAAAGACATCTATGGCTGCGCAGTTCCCTAAGAATCTGCTTCTCGGCTTTGAACATGGCTGGAATGCTCTATCTGGTATTAAAGCGGTAGACATTACTCGTTGGGCTGATTTTAAAATGGTTCTTCGTCAGTTAGAGCGCCCAGAAGCAAGAGAAATGTATGATACGATTACTATTGATACCGTTGGTATTGCATGGGAAATGGTTGAGGCTTTTACTTGTCAGCAGAATGGCGTTCAGAAAATAGGGGATATTCCTTGGGGTAAACTCCACTACTGCCCCCTTGCAGCGTAAACTGCTCGTATAAAAACGAACCAAAAACGGGAAACCCTGAAATGGCAACCCGAACGGAAGTCTTAGTTTAAAAACTTTGACACGTGCAACGCATAGGATTATTAAACATTATATTAGGAGGCTTGTTCGGATGAAGAAGCGAATTTTTACTCAAGAAGAAATAGATAAAGTAATTTATAATTATACCATTTTAAATATGGGACAAAAACGCGCAGGCGTAGAATTCCATATGAATGATAGAATGGTAAAACAATTACTTTTAGAAAATGGTATTAAAATAAAAACAATTCAAGAAGCAAATCAAAGTAGCTATAAAATAAATCACCATTATTTTTCTAATCAAGGACATAATCAAGCGTATATAATTGGCTTTTTAGGTGCAGATGGCAATATTAGTGCAAAAGACAATAGAATTGACTTGGAGCTTTTCCCAGCTGATTATGAAATTCTTGAAAAAATAAGAAAAGAAATTGAATTAGAGCGTCCTATTAAAAAATATGAATGCACAGATGGCTATGAAAAAAATAAACTTTATTTTTATTCAGCACAAATAAAGAAAGATTTAATGGAATATGGGTTAGTGCCAAGAAAAGCTTATTCAAAAGAATATAAATTCCCATATAAATTAAAACAAGAATATATAATAGATTACATTCGAGGCTTATTTGATGGTGATGGTTCAGTTAAAATGACTGGCAATTCAATTACTTTTCAAATTGATAGTTCAAATAAAGAAATTTTAATCAATATTAAAAAATTTTTTCAGAAAGTTTATAATATTGACACTCAAATAACTGAATCATCAAAAAAGAATATAACTTTATATAGACTTTATTGTTATGGAGAAAAGGCAAAAGCTATTTATAAAATATTATATACGCATGACTCTTTATTTTTAAAAAGAAAATACGATAAATGGCAAGAGCTATTAAACTAATATAATGATATAAAATCCCAAGAGGGTTCGGTTCTTCGGATGAAGAATAAAAGATATGCTGAACTTATACGAATAACAAGTATAAGAAATAAGGATAAAAAACCTTATGATAACATAATTTGGGTGGTTATACTGCCGCAAAGAAAGAATTTGAAAATTGTCTTCGTAAAATTACTCAGCTTGGATATGGCTTGGTAATTATTGCTCATGTTGAAAAGCGAATTGAAAAACGCGCGGATAATGATGAAGTTGAAATTCTTGGCCCTGCAATTCCTAAAATTTTGGGATTTTATTCAGAAATGAATATCAAAATTGGAGTAAAAACTGGAAGACTGAAATGTTAACCAGACCGGAAGTTATAATTTAAAAATTATAACACGGGCAACGCATAGAAATATTAAACATTAATAGTGGAGGTACTATTCAGATGAAAAAGTACGAAGAAACAAAGGAACAAGTAGAAAAAATAATCAATAACTATGTAAATAAAAAATATGGATTGTTAAAATCTGGTATTGAATTTGGTTTTTCTAAAAATCTCACCAAAAGAATTTTAATAGAGAATGGAGTTAAAATTAGAAATAATTCAGAAGCGCATAGAAAATATTCTCTAAATGAAGAATACTTTAATATAGAATCCTCTAATATGGCATATATATTAGGCTTTATCGCTGCGGATGGTTCGGTAAGAGAAAAAACCAACGAAGTAAAAATTACTTTAAGTTCAATAGATAAAGAACTATTAGAAAAAATTAGAAAAGAATTAAACTCTGGAAGACCACTTCGTGAATACGAAGATAATAAGGGTTATTCTAAAGTAGATTTAGATTTTACCTCTCCTATTATTAAGCAAAAGCTGAAAGAATATGGAATTATTCCTAATAAAACTTTACTATTAAAACCACCATATAAACTAGAAGAAAAGTATATTTCAGATTATATACGAGGATATTTCGATGGTGACGGTTCTATTTCAAAAACCGGTTATCATAATAATGGTTTAGAATTTAGAATAGTATCTGCTTCAAAAGAAATATTAGAGTTTTTTGAAGATTATTTTCATAACAAATATAATCAATCAAAAACCCATATTCATTCCAGAAAAAAAGAACCTGATAGATTGCAATTGTTTGATTTAAGATATTCTACTAATTTTACTAAAGAATTATATAATATTCTTTATACTCCAAATAGTTTGTGCTTAAAAAGAAAGAAAGATAAGTATGAACAACTATTAATGAAATAAATTTCCACGAGACTCCATACCTACATAAGATAGGTAGAAAGCTATGCTGACCTTATACGAATAGTAAGTATAAGAGCTATAAGATAAAAAACTTATAGGGTAACAAAGTGAAAAGAGCTTATGACATTGTTAATCAGCTAGTCGATATTATTGGCTATATTGACGTAACATGGGATGAGCAAGGCAATTCTGAACGTTGGCTTTATACAAGAAAAACTCCTACTATTATGGCTGGCAGTCGATTCCCCTATCTAGCGCCAAAGATTAAATTTGGTTATAGAGAATTAGCTGAAGCCATTAATGATGCTATTGATAAGCAGCAGAAAGAAGATGGCGCAGTTGTAGTTGATAAAGTAGAAGCTAAACAGAAAGAAGTTCTTGATTTTAAAGCAGTGCGTGAACGTGCTAGAGAGCTTTGGACGACTCTAGTAGAAAAAGACGCAGATAACGCTGATATAATTCTTAAAAAGATTGAAATGGTATTCGGTCGTAAAATGAAAATGTCAGAGGTAACAGAAGACCAGGTTGACCTATTGAATCTAGTAGTACTAGACATGGAAGATATGCTAAATGGCTAATATATAGAAGAGGAAACGAAAGTTTCCTCTTTTTTTGACTTTTTAAAGAACTTATGTTATAATAAAAGAAAGGTTAAAGGAGGTAAATAAATGGCTAAGCATATTGTTCAATGTAGGATTTGTAAAGAAAAGTTTGATGCGCAGCCAGAAACCCAAGATACAATTTGGGTTATGCCTCAAAACAAGTTTTATTACCATAAAGATTGTTATGAAAAGTGGCATCATGATAAAGGAAACATCAATGCCATAAAAGAAGATAGCGAATGGATTGGATATATCTGGGACTTTTTGAGTAGAGATTTAAAGGTATCTTATGATTATCTTGTTTGCAAAAGGCAAATGGAAAGTTTTGTTGAAAAGCAAAATTGCACTTATAAAGGAATTTTTTTTGCTTTAAAATATTTTTATGAAGTAAAAAAGAATGATTGGAAAAAAGATAACCCAAATAAAGGTGTTGGAATAGTTCCTTATATCTACAAAGAGTCTTGTGAATATTGGGCAAAGATGCTTAATAAGCAAAAAGATATTCTTGTAATGATTGAGCACCAAATGAAAAAATGGCATGACGCGCCAACAATACAACCGGGTATTAAAAAGAAAGAAAAGAAAAAATTTGAAATGCCGTGGGAAGAAATAGAGGCTAGCGCAGATGAATGAGAAAAAAGACATTCTTCAGATTTTTGGAATTTTGATGAAGAATCCTTCGCTTTTAAGCAAGACAGATAAATATAATCTTACTTTAGCAGATTTTTCAACAAGATTTGAGAAATACATTTTTGGCGCGATTAAAGGTCTTTATGATAATGGCGCAAAATCAATTGATATAATTGATATAGAAAATTTTATTAGTGTCAATTTAACGGCCAAAACGGTTTTTGACCAGAATAATGGTATTGAATATTTACAAGATGCCAAAGAATATTCAGAAGAAGGTAATTTTGATTATTATTATGCGCATTTAAAAAAGATTAATGCTTTAAAGAGCTTGAAGAAGAGTGGTTTTGATATATCTGATTTTTATTGTGATGACCCAGTTTCTTCAAAATATCTTGAAGTAAATAAAAATTTTGAAGATTTAACTATTAAAGATATTTTAGATTCAGTTAAAAAGAAATTAATGGGAGTAGAAAAGAATTTTCTACAAGATAATGTTTCTGAATCAAAAGATATTTTTGATGGTATTGAAGAAATAATTGAAGAAGCTCATCTTCATGAAGATATAGGGTTGCCACTTCAAGGAAGAATATTTAATACAATAATCGCGGGTGCGAGAAAAGGAACTTTAACTATTCGTTCTGGTGGCTCTGGTTTAGGAAAAACTCGTAATATGGTTGGGGATGCTTGTTATCTTGCCTTTCCAATTAGATATAATCAAACAACTTGTTCTTGGGTAGAAGAAGGAAGTTGTGAAAGAGTTTTGTATATTGCAACAGAACAAACCAGAAAAGAAATCCAGAGAATGGTTTTGGCATATATTACTGGTCTAAATGAAAGTCGTTTTAGATATGGAGACTTTTCAGAAAGAGAAGAAGAAATTATTAAACAGGCCCTTTATCTTTTAAAGAAGTTTCGAAATAATCTATATATTGTACAAATGCCAAATCCCACTAACGAATTGATAAAAAGTGTTATGCGCGAGCATAAACTTTTATATGACGTAGAATATATCTTTTATGATTATGTTTTTATTTGTCCTTCTATTTTAAATGAGTTTAAAGGCTTTAGTTTAAGGAATGACGAGATTCTTCTAATTCTAGCAACGACTCTAAAAGATTTGGCCGTTGAACTAGATGTTTTTATGATGACTGCAACACAGGTAAATGCTAATGCAGATAATAATGAAAATATAAGAAACGAATCTAGTTTAGCAGGTGGCAGAGCAACCATTAACAAGGCAGATAATGGTTTTATTATGGCGCGGCCAACCAAAGAAGAACTTGATACTTTAGGAGATTGTATTAATAAATGTGGTAAAGCTCCCAATATAGTAATTGATGTTTTTAAGGTTCGTTCGGGAGAATATACACAAGTTAGAATCTGGAGCTTCTTTGAATTTGGAACATTGAGACGAAACGATTTATTTCTTACAGATAATAGGATGGAAGAAGTAAATGTAACCTATGATTTTAATATTGCAGAGCATAAGTTAAATGAGCAAGAACGCAATGAAGTTATTGATGGGCTGCAAGATTTGGGTTATACTAATAATGTGATTTCTCCATCGTTAAAAAGTAATATAATAAAATTAATATAAAGGAATGATACAATGGATTATCAAACTCTAATTGATGGGTTAGATAGTCAAAAAATAATTGAGCTTCTATTAAGTCTTGGCGCGGAAACATATGAAGAAAAAGAAAATTATATAATCTTTCCAACTATTTGCCATAATGAAGATGCTTCTCAAGCAAGTCGAAAGCTTTATTATTATAAAGATAATAAATTTTTTGTTTGTTATACAGAATGTGGTTCGATGTCTATTTTCCGTTTCTTAAAACATTATTATGAAGCAAGGAATATTCCTTATGACTGGCATAATGATATTTTAAGACTAGTAGAAAAGTGCTCAAATGGTGATAGGTTAGATTTTTTTGAAAAAGAAAAAAGAGAAAATCTAGAGCAAAGATATGTAAAAAGAAGAGAAGAGATTAATCTTCCAACATATCCCAACGGATTATTAGATACTTTTATAAAAGCTTATCCGATTGAATGGCTTAATAATGGAATTTCCAAACAGGCAATGGATAAATTTAATATCAGATTTAGTCCTAGTAAAAACAAAATTATAATCCCACATTATAACATTGACGGGCAGCTTGTTGGAATTCGCGGGCGGGCGCTCGACCCATGGGAAATAGAAAATGTCGGAAAATATATGCCCGTAAAAATAGAAGGGAAATGGTATAGCCATCAACTTTCTTTTAATTTATATGGTTTAAATAAAAATTTAAGCAACATAAGAAAAAATGGAATTGTTTTTGTCGCGGAAGCTGAAAAAAGTGTATTGCAAGCTGAGAGTTTTTCTCGGCCAAACTGTACCGTGGCAGTATGCGGCAGCAGTTTTAATAAATACCAGCTTCATTTATTATTAAAATCTTGTGACCCGAAGGAAATTGTAATTTGTTTTGACAATGAAGAAAAAAGGGGCGAAGATAAATATTTTAATAAACTTATAGCAATAGTAAACAAATACAGCAAATATTGTAAAATAAGTTTTATTTATGACTCTCAGCATTTAACCAAATTAAAAGATAGTCCTTTTGATAACGGTGAAGATGTTTTTAATAAATTGTTAGAGAAAAGGATTCGTGTTGAATGAAATATAGTTTAGTTAATGAAAATTTCCAAGATAATTACGTAGAAAGATTGATTGAATCGCGTGGCGGCGATTATAATAAATTGCTTAATATCGGTCCAGAAAGCTTAAATAGCCCCGATCTTTTAGATAATATTGAAAAGGGTGCAAATTTATTCCTTACAAAGATTAAAGCTAATGATTCTAAAAAAATTGGGTATGTCGTTGACTGCGATACGGACGGTTTTACATCAAGTGCAATTCTTTGGCAATATGGAAAATTACTTGCACCAGAAAAAGATTTTGTTTATTTTGTACATTCTGGTAAACAACATGGGTTAGAAGATATGATTGACTCTTTAGCTGAACGAGATGATATTAGCTTAGTAGTTGTTCCTGATGCTGGCAGTTCCGATTATGAATATCATAAAACTTTAAAGGGCATTGGAATCCCAGTTTTAGTTCTTGACCACCATGAAGCAATAGAAGTTAGTGAAAATGCCATTATAATTAATAACCAACTTTCTTCAAGGTATCCCAATAAGCAACTTACCGGCGCAGGAGTAGTCTATCAATTCTGTAGATATATAGATGAAAATTATGATTTGGATTATGCAGATGAATTTATTGATTTAGCCGCTTTAGGCATTATTGCTGATATGGGCAGTGTCCTTGAACCAGAAAATCAATACATTATTCGCGCGGGTCTAGCTAAAGAAAATAAAAATAAACTTTTTCAAGAAATGTTAGAAAAGCAAGAATATTCAATTGGAGATTTAAATAATTTAAATTCTATTGCCATCTCTTTTTATATTGCTCCATTGATTAACGCTTTAATTCGCGTTGGAACAATGGAAGAAAAAGAGAAAATGTTTGAAGCTTTTATTGATGGTACACAACAGGTTCTAAGTACTAAACGAGGAGCCAAGGGTCAAGTAGAAATGCTTGCTACGCAAGTAACTCGAAATTGTGTCAACGCACGAGCGCGTCAAAATCGAACATTAGATAAAGCAATAGACAATATCTCAATTAGAATTTTTAATAATAATTTAGACGAGAATTCTATTTTGGTAATAGAGTTAGATGACGAAGAAGACAATTTCCCTCCAGAGCTTAATGGCTTAACTGCTATGAAACTCGCAGCAGCTTATAAGAAACCAACATTAGTTCTAAGAAAGAATTCTCTTGGTTATTTAAGAGGCTCCGCGCGCGGACTAAATAATTCCGATTTGAAATCTTTAAAAGATTATTTGGTTTCAACCGGCCTTTTTGAATATTGTACAGGACACGCAAATGCTTTTGGCTGCTCAATTAAGGAATCAGATTTAACAGATTTTTTTAAGAAATCTAATATTGAATTAGCTAATTACAATTTTACAGATACTTCTTATGACGTTAATTTTATAAGAGAAGCTATAGATACGGATATTCCTGAATTAATTCGAGATGTTTATAGTAAAAGAGCTCTTTATGGGCAGTTTAATGATGAACCTTTAATTTGTATTCGAGACATTAATTTTAATGTGGCAAATATTAAAATAATAGGCAAAGACAAAGATACCGTAAAAATTGAGAATAATGGCATCGCTTATATGAAATTTAAGGGTACTCAGCTAATAGAAGATTTATCTCGTTTTACTGGTGCGGTTTCAATGGAAGTTGTTGGCCGCGCGAATTATAATACATGGATGGGTTATTCGACTCCACAGATTTTTATTGAAGATTATAATATTCAAGATTTGAGGTTAAATTTTTAAAGGTATGGAAGACACAATAGAATTGGCAAAAGCAAAAAAGGCATTTGTTGATAAATATACAGCAATGTTTTCTGAAGTAGATTACAATGAATTAGAGGAAACTTATCGCAAAATTGGAATTGAACTTGAAGGTAAAACTGTTTTTCAAGTACTAAAAGAGCTAAATAATAAATGGGACGAAATGTCATCTTGACTTTCGTCCTTTTTTATAGTATAATATATATAGAAAGTAAGAGGGAGTGAAAGCTATGAAGTATCCGGGAAGCTTGCACAACCACACGGATTTTTCGAATCTTAGACTTCGAGATTGTATTATTACTTACAACGATTTGATTGATTATGCTATTCAACTTGGTCATAAAGGAGTAGCTGTTACAGATCATGAAGCAGTTAGTAATGCAGTTAAAGTTGAAAAATATGCAAAAAAAATAAAAGAGAAGAACCCCGATTTTAAAGTTATACGAGGAAATGAAATTTATCTTTGTCGTAATGGGCTTAACGGACAAAATTTTATTCCTAAGATAGACAGATATTATCACTTCATTCTTTTAGCAAAGAACGCGCGAGGCCATGAACAGATTAGAGAATTAAGTACTAGAGCTTGGGGTAGGGCTTATGAAAGTCAAAGAATAATAAGGGTCCCGACTTATTATCAAGATATAATTGATATAATTGGAAAAGAAAAAGGGAATGTAATTGGAAGTACTGCTTGTCTTGGCGGCGCGCTTCCAACTCAGTTGCTCCGACTTAAAGAGACTCAAGATGAAAGATTGGCTCAAAATATTGAGTTGTGGATAACACAAATGGACAATTTATTTGGTCATGGAAATTTTTATTTTGAGCTTCAACCTTCGGCATCAAAAGAACAAAGTTATGTAAATAAAGAATTAGTAAAGCTTTCAAAAAAGTTAAATATTCCTTATATCATAACAACAGATAGCCATTATCTTATTAAAAAGACAGATGCGTCAATTCATAAAGCTTTTCTTAACGCACAAGAAGGCGATAGAGAAGTAGATAGCTTCTATGCAACAACTTATATGATGAATGATGAAGAACTTAGAAGCTATATAGAAAAAGATTTAACCGAAGAAGAAATTCAAAACGGATATAGAAATATTGAGGATATTTTTAATAAATGCGAAGACTATTCCATTCAAAAGCCATTAAAAATCCCTCGGCTTCCTTGGGTTAATGAACCAGAAAAAGTTGATGAAAAACTAATTGAAGAAATTCCTTATATGAAGACTTTTCTAGAATCAGAATATGAAGGAGATAAGATTCTTGCGAAAGTTTTGATGAATGAAGTTAAAAAAGATCCTTATTGTAATACAAAAGAAGCTTATAATGAAATTAATGAGTGTCTAAAAATGACTTGGATTTCTTCAAATGTCAATAAAGCACATTGGAGTGCATACTTTCTTAATCTTCAACGAATTATTGAAGAGTGTTGGAACGCAGGAACTCTTGTTGGCTGCGGGCGCGGAAGCGGCGTTGGTTTTATTCTACTTTATATTTTAGGTATTACGCAGATTAATCCTTTGAGAGAAACTACTAAAACGTTTCCTTGGAGATTTTTGAACCCAGACCGAGTTTCTGTTCTAGACGTTGACGTAGATATAGAAGGAACAAAACGTAAGCAAGTTCTTGACCATCTACGAAAAGTTTATGGAAAAGATAGAGTTGCAAATGTCGCAACTTTTGGAACAGAAAAACCGAAGAGCGCCATTCTAACAGCTTGTAGAGGTCTTGGCATAGATGTCGATGTTGGGCAGTATCTTTCTTCAATGATTGTGTCTGATCGTGGTTTACCAAGAACTTTAAAACAGACTTTTTATGGAGATGAAGAAGGAGGCTATGGACCAAATCAAGTCTTTGTAAAAGAAATGACAGAGAATTATCCCGAAGTTTGGGAAGTAGCTCAAAAAATTGAAGGATTAATTTGTCGACTTGGTGAACATGCAGGTGGAGTTATTTTTGTTGATGAACCTTTTACAAAATCAACAGCATTAATGCGCGCTCCAAATGGAGACATTATAACCCAATTCGACCTCCACGATTCAGAAAGTGTCTCACTCATTAAGTACGATCTTTTGAGCGTTGAAGCGCTAGATAAAATGCACGCTTGCCTTGACTTGTTAGTAGAAAAAGGTTATCTAGAAAATAAAGGTAGCTTAAAAGCAACCTACGAAAGCGCGATTGGTATTTATAATCTTGAAAGAGAAGATAAAGAAATGTGGAAAATGGTTTGGAATCATAAAATTTCTTCTCTTTTCCAAATGGAGCAACAAAGCGGTATTCAAGGTATCGCATTAACGCATCCAGAAAGCGTTGATGATTTGGCTCACCTTAACTCAATTATTCGTCTAATGGCACAAGAAAAAGGCGGAGAACAGCCACTTAACAAATATGCCCGCTTTAAAAATGACATTAGTCTCTGGTATAAAGAAATGGAAAATTATGGTTTAACAGAAGAAGAACAAAAACTTCTTGAACCATATCTTCTTGGCTCTTATGGGATTTGTGAATCTCAAGAGGGTTTTATGAGATTGGTACAAATCCCAGAATGTGGCGGTTTTAATCTAATGTTTGCGGACAAATTAAGAAAGAGTATTGCGAAAAAGAATCCTGCGGCATATCTTGAATTGCAGAAAGAATATTTCGAAGAAGTAAAGAAAAAGGGACTAAGTAAAAACCTTTGCAATTATGTTTGGAATTGTTTAGTGGCGACATCTAAAGGCTACGGCTTTTGACTAAATGGAAGCCTTTCATAGTAATATGAAAATAAAAAGTGTTTAAATTGCGGGGACACCCTTAAGCTTCAACAACTAAGTTAATATAGTAATATATTAATGGCGTTTAGTAACGGAAACGGTATAGTAAAATCGTTGAAGATTGGGTTATCAAGCGCAGCGAAATTTCTCAATTTTTGTATTTTCTTCTTATTTAGATTACAAATAAATAGGAGGATGATACGATGGGTTATAAAATTTTATCAAAAGAATTAGAGCTTCAACTTGTAGAAGATTACAGAAAAGGCGCGCCAGTAACTAAATTGATGGAAAAGTACGGTTTTGCGTCAAAAAAATCAATAACAGATAAAGTAAAAAAATATTTTCCAGAAACTTATTCTGAAATTATAAAAGAAGCTCATAGTAATAGAAAAAGTTATAGCTATTGTTTAACAAAAATAGAAAATCAATTTGATGCATATTTTTTGGGTTTACTATTAACAGATGGTTATATCTCTAGAGATAGTGATATAGGAATAGATTTAATAGATGAAGATTGTATCTCTTTTCTATCTAAAGTTATAGGAAAAGAATATAAAGTTTATCATCAAGAGGGACGTCAAGATAAGTATAGATTAATTTTTAGTAATAAAGAGATGGTTAATAACCTCAAAAGACTTGGCGTTATTTCTAACAAAACTAAAATCTTAGAAGGCCCAAAATTAATGCCTGAAGAAGAAAAGTTTCTTCCTTATATCTTAAGAGGAATTATAGATGGAGACGGATGTGTTTCACCGACATCTTATGGAAGCGCGCAATTTTATATCGTAACCGCTTCAGAAAAATTTGCAGATTGGCTAATAGATATTTTAACCAATAAATTCTTCTTAATAGATATTCATAAAAGACAAAATAATGAAGGCATTTGGAGAATAGAAACATCAAATCAATTCAATATTTTTAAAATGATAGCTTTAGTATATGACAAGCCTTTTGGTATGAATAGAAAATATGAAAAATTGAGAAAGACGTTCAGAGACTATAATAACACCTCCTTATTAGAAAGTAAGGATGAAGGTATAGTCCAGACCACAACAGTTTAACTGGCTTAGGAAACTAAGAGTGGTAGGAATTTAAGCCATACTCTTGCTTATTCGCTAATTGCTCTTCAAGAAATGAATCTTGCTTTTAAATACCCAATTGTCTTTTGGAATTGCGCTTGTTTAATAACGGATAGCGGCGGGATGGAAGACGAAAATGATGAAGAAGAAGACGAAGAAGAAGAACAAATAAATTATAGTAATTGTGTTGACTTCGGTGAAGAAAATGAAGATGATGATGAAGAAGAAGACGATGATGAAGATGATGAAAGCGCGGATATTATAAAAAAGAAGAAAAAGAAAAAGAATAAAAGTACTAACTACGATAAAATTGCAAATGCGATTGGCAAAATGAGATTTGAAGGAATCTCAGTTATGCCACCAGATATTAATCGTTCAGGGTATACTTTTAGTCCAGATGTAGAAAATAATACAATTATTTATGGGCTAAGTGGTATTACAAAAGTCGGGGAAGAATTAGTTAAAAATATTATTGATAATCGCCCTTATTATTCTCTTAAAGATTTTGTCGGACGAGTAAAAATTAATAAAACGCAGGTTATTAATTTAATTAAAGCTGGCGCATTTGACTGGGCGGGAGATAGAACTAGATTAATGCAAAATTATGTAGATGAAATTGCAGATAAAAAGCAAGATTTAAATTTACGTAATATGCAGATGTTAATCACTTGTGGCCTAATTCCCGAAGAAATGGATTTTTATCGTAGACTTTTTAATTTTAATAAATACCTTAAAAATTTTAAAGAAGATATTTATTATTTAGTAAATGAACCTTGTTTTAGATTCTTAGAAGAAAATTATGACATAGATATATTGGTTCCAAATGAAGATGGAAGTTTTAAAATTGAACAATCAAAATGGGATAAAATTTATAAAAAAGATATGGGGCCAATGCGTGATTACATCAAAGCCCACAAAGCAGAAATGCTTCAAAAATTAAATGATAAGCTGTTTAATAAGCAATGGAAGAAAAATTGTCTTGGAACAATTAGTAAATGGGAAATGGATAGTATTTCTTTCTATTATCACGAGCATGAATTGGCGGGTGTAAGAAATCAGACATATGGCTTTGTAGACTTCTTTAAACTTCCAGAAGAACCAGAAATTGAAAACGTACTTTGTATTAATGGAAGAGATATTCCGATTTATAAGCTTCATAGAATTTGTGGAACTGTTTTAAGTAAAAATAAAAACAAGAATACAGTATCTATTTTAACGACGAGCGGTGTTGTTAATGTAAAAATCTGGAATAATCAGTTTGTTAAATACGATAAACAAATAAGTGAAAAAACTCCGGAAGGAAAGAAAAAAGTAATTGAAAAATCATGGTTCTCGCGCGGGAATAAGATTGCTTTTGTTGGAATTAGGAGAGGAGATGTTTTTATTCCCAAGATTTATAAAAATAGCGCATGGAGTGAACCAATTAATCTAATTATTAAAATAGATGAAGATAAAAACTTGTTTTTCCAACGAACAAGAAAAGGTGACGAATGAGAGTTGGGCTAATAGATGGAGATTTAAAGCCAGATTTGATGTCTGGCTTTAATCTTGAATTAATGAAAATTGCCGCCTTACTTAGAAAACAAAATCATTATTATGAACTAATTATAACTAATGATAAATTACATCAAAGTTTTTCTAAGCTTTATTATAGAGCTGACTTAAGATTGGATGTTCCAGAAAAAATTATAAAAACAAGAATTGCAGATGTTGATGGAATGTCTTTTCGAAAAACGGGATACTTTAATTATTCAGATGAACTTGAAAGATTAAAGCCAGAAACAGATATATATCAAAGCTTTGTTGAAGAAAAGACGAGAACTCAAATCGCGCGCGCCCGCGGCAATAATCTGTTAAATGGCATTCATTTACGAATTTCGAGAGACGGAAAAACTCTACAGGATTTACCGATATATGATACCTCATTACCAACTGCGATGAGTTATGTTTATGATAAGAATATTTTTCAAGTTGAAGGTTGGCAAGATGCAATTAAAGAATTATCTAATATAAAGGGAAATTCTTACATAACTTTCAAAATGCCCCAAATCATGCGCAATTATAGGGATTTTTCTGATTTCAATAGCTCTCCTTTGAGCCAGCAAAAAACAGAGGGCTTTTATATTGATGCTCATATGCCAAAAGAAGACTTTGAAGCTTTAATAAAAGAAAAATATCCGGCAAGATTCAAGTTCTATTGCTTTGAAGATTCCGACATTTGGACCGAATCAAAAAAACGTGTTGAGTGCATGAAAATTTTTCAACGGATATTAATCTGCCAAAGTTTGGGGTGCAACTTTTCTCTTAAATATAGAGGATGTTCTAGTCCTGATGGATTAGATATTTTAATTAATTATCTCGTTATATGGAACAACTTACTTAATAAAGGCGAAATAGATTGTGATTTTGGGCACTTTGTAACAACGCCACACGAAAAAAGGACTTTATTCCGTTTAAATGCGCGAGACATTCGTGATAAAGTATTTAACAAATATTTTGAATTTCAAAGATATTTCTTTATAAATCCATTAGAACTACGAAAAAAGGGAGAGGTATTTAAACCATGACAAAATTTGAAATTAAAGAAAAGATTGATGCTAATAATCAGATTATTGAAGCTCTTTTAACTCCAAATAAATTTACTTTAAATAATACCGTTGCAAAATTATTAGAAGAAAATGATAGATTACAAGCGCAATGTCCACATGAATTTGAGAATGGATATTGTATCTATTGTTATAAGGAGGAAGAATGAGCAATTCAATTATTCTTTTTAGTAATAATTGCCCGAAATGTCAGGTTCTAAAAAAGAAGCTCGAGCAAAAAAGAATTCTTTATGAAGTCTCAGAAGACTTTGAAGTTCTTCTTAAAAATAATATCGAAACAGTACCAGTTCTTTCTGTTAATGGAAAGCTAATGGAATTTAAAGACGCTACAATTTGGGTTAATAACCATGGAGACGAAGATTAAATGGATTTAACGATTAAATTAAATAAGAATTTTACTACTGCATTTAATAAGATGCAAAATGAGTACGGGGAAGAATTTTCTCGTTTAAATGGCCTTGCAGATTCACAATTAAGTTATACGGATTTTATCGATAATTTCATTGATGCAGAAACGGTTGCCGATGCTAGTGTTGATGGTAATGCTAATGTTGGTAGTAAGGATATGCGTACACTTATGAATGAGATGCCAAAACCTCATCGAAAACTTCTTACGTATAATAAAATTTATTACGAACTCAATAAGAAGTATGGCTTTAAAACGGCTAATGAATGGTTAAATAAAGAATGGACAAAGGCTTTATATATGCATGATGCTGATACATCAACCTTTCTTCATTACTGTTTTGCTTATGATTTAAAAGACCTTGCAGAACGTGGCCTTTTTTTCTTGGAAAATTTTAATGCGGAACCCCCTAAACATTTATCTACTTTTATTGACTTTGTTAAAGAATATATCAGTTTTGCCTCTAATAGATCTTCGGGTGAACAGCAGCGCCCTTATGTTTCTTTTCCGTTTATCAGCGGGGTCACAGTTAGTGGCTAACGGGGAAGGCTAAATATGGATGCCATACAAGCTAATCCCGTGGGAATTATTAAAAAGGATATTTATATTATTAAAAACGATATAAACAATAAAGTCTATATCGGACAGTCTCTTAATGCAGAAGAGAGATTTAAAGCACATTGCAAAAAAAATTATGACAATTCTTTAATCGATGCGGCTATTCAGAAATATGGTAAACAGCATTTTTGGTATGAAATTCTTGAAACTCAAACAGAAAATTTTAACGAAAGAGAGAAATTTTGGATTCAGAAATATCAATCTCTTACTCCACGTGGTTATAATATTCAAATAGGCGGCAACACCCCTCCAATTTATTATGGCGATCAGCACCCTAATACTAAAATTAGCGATGAAGAAGTTATACATTTGAAACGGGATTTAAGAAATACAACACTTCCCATAATAAAATTAGCCGAAAAATATGGCATTTCAAAACGTCAAGTAATGCGTATTAATCAGGGCTTAAGCCGCGCGCAATTAAATGAAGTTTACCCTATTCGCGCCAATCCCAATATAAATGGCAAATTAACTGAAGAACAGGTAGATGAAATTATTGAACTTTTAAAATATAGTTATCGTTTTAATGGCGATATAGCTCGTCAATACGGAGTAGAAGTTCATGCAATTTCAGATATAAACCAAGGCGTATCGCATAAGCGTAATTCTCTTGAATATCCAATTCGCAAATGGAAAAGTAGTGGCACGATTCTTTTTACTTATGAGCAAGTTACAGATATTATTAAAGAAATTGCAACTACTTCTCATAGTTTAAATTCAATTGCTCGAAAATATAATGTTGACCAACGTGTCATTAAAGGAATCTGTTCTGGTTCATCAAAGAAATATAAACGGGATAATCTGCAATATCCTTTACGTCCTTTTTAATAACCCTGTAACGACTATTCTCGTTAAGAGAAGTAAAATTACTATTGATACGTAATTTGAAAGAGAAACACTATCACAAAGGTGATAGGAAAAGATAGTCTAATCTATAATGAAAATTATAGCGACCAACGGCTGTTGGTCTTCCTAATTTAATTCCATACATGTATTACTTCTGGAAACAAGACTGTAAGAATGGTTATGCAACAAAAAGCCCCGATTATTATGCGCGCCAGCAGATTCAGCGTTTTATCTATGCTGTAAATCAGCCATATGTACGCGATGGAACTCAATCTGCCTTTACTAATGTGTCAGTGTTTGATGAGCCGTATCTTGAAGCTCTATTTGGCGGCGCAGAATTTCCAGATGGCTCCTTTATGATAGATGAGCTAGAAGGAATTAAGCAATTCCAAATCACTTTTATGGAAGTAGTTGCAGAAATTCGTCATCATAATATGTTTACTTTCCCCGTTGAATTAATAGCGGCATAATATAGTAATATATTATGAAAACCTCGTGAACTCAGGGAAAACCCGTATAATGGAAACAGATTTTTGGAGGATTATGTGGCCAAAAAGAAAAATATTCCATTAGAAGATATAATTGAATTGCATAATGAGGGGTTATATGATAAAGAAATAGCCCAATTATTGAGATGCACGCGAGAAAACATCGTTAGACGATTAAATAAAGCAGGCATCAAAAATAGACGTAGTAAAATTGATGATATTGAATTGAGAAACAGAATAAGCAATAGTTTGCGTGGCAGGTATGTAGGCGAGAAAAATTCTAATTATAAAGGACATACTGATGAACGAACCTTGGCGCGAGGACTGTTTAAGACAATTTCAAAAGAAATGATAAGAAATTGTAATTATACGTGTCAAATATGTGGGCAACATGGTGGTAATTTAAATACGCATCACATCAAACCTTTTCATGTAATATTTGATGAATTTATAAAAAAATGCCTACTCAAATAATATCGAAAATTTCTATCATGAGCTTTTAACTTATGATGATTTTACTAACAAAGATAATTTAGTGGTGGTATGTGAAAAATGCCACAAAGCAATCCATTATACGGACAATCCTGACCTAAGCCCATATAGATGGGAAAGGGCAACGACTATCGAAAGCGTAGAGCAAGAACCTATCTTGCTTGAAGAAGTGAGTAGAGTACAGCCAAGTGGTTGGCAGTATGATGATATTAGTCATACGTAAGCCCATTAAATGGAAGTGCGAGGATACCTAATAAAGGTAATTAGGTATGTGATATAGTCTATTCTGTATAGTAATATACAGCCCTATGGCATAAGATTAACGATCTTGTGTAAATATAAAGATTAACAATCTCTTTACTACGCCAGAATGGTAAATTTGTAGATGAAGAATTTGCGCGCTGGGGCATAGAACATAATCGCAAATGGAATGATAGCAATTTATTTATTGATGATAGTGTAACTAGTCTTTCTAATTGCTGTCGTTTAAAAAGCAATATTGAAGATATTTTGGACGGTGCGTATTTTAATTCAATTGGCGGCACTGCTTTAAAGGTTGGCTCGGTTAAAGTATCCACGATTAATCTTGCGAGACTCGCCCTTGAAAATGATACTGAACAAGGTTATCTCGTAGCATTACGTAATATTGTTGAACTAGATTGTAAAGCATTAGATGTTGTACGTCATATTATTCAAAGAAATGTAGAAAAAGGACTACTTCCAAACTTTTCAAAAGGATTGGTTGACTTCCCTCATTTATACAATACAATTGGTATGTAATAATGCCAAACACTATTTTTCCACTTCGTCAGTGGGGTCACAAGGGTGGCTAACGGGGAAACCTAAATCTATAAGACAAGGCAATCCCGTGGGAGGTTTATGATGAAAAAGGATATTTATTTAATTAAAAACGATATTAATGAAAAAGTCTATATAGGGCAAAGCGTGAATGCCGTTAACAGATTTGCTCAACACAAAAGCGAAGCAAGATTAAAATCTAATCAAATGTTAATCCATAAAGCTATAAGAAAATATGGAGAAGAACATTTTGAATTAGTTATCCTTGAAAAACAAATTGAAAACTTTGATGAAAGAGAAAAATTTTGGATTCAATTTTACAATAGTTTACAGCCAAATGGTTATAATATCTGTATAGGTGGAGAAGGAACTGGTTTTGGAGTTTTTCATCCTTCAGCAAAAATAAAAAATTTTGAAGACCTGTGCCACATTTTTGATTTAATTAAAAATTCTTCTTTAAGTTTTGAGGAAATTGGAGAAAAATTTGGGGTATCTGTTACACAAGTTTCAAATATTAATAGGGGTATAAATTACAAAAACGCAGATTTTGTTTATCCACTCCGCCCTAACAAAAAATATTCTGAGGATTTAATAAAACAATTATCATATAGTTTAAAATACGAGTTAGACAAATCTTTAGAAAAAATCGCGAAAGAATATAATATTGATAAAGGCCAATTAAGCGAAATTAATAACGGTCATATATATTATAAAGAATGGCTAGACTATCCAATCAGAAAATCAAAAGAAGTAAAAATTCAAGAAATATTACCCAATATTATTCATGATTTACAGCATACTCAAATAACACAAAAAGAAATCGCCAAAAAATATGCTATTTCTCAAATGGCTGTAAGCAAAATAAATTTGGGGGATAGCTGGCATAATGAACAGTTATCTTATCCTATAAGGATTAATGGACAAAATAACAAAGCTTCTACAATTTCACCCGATTTGTTAGAAGCTATTATTACTGATATTGAAACAACAACGCTTTCAATGAGTAAAATTGGCCTAAAATATAATATTAATTCAAGAACCATTTGCGGCATTAATAATGGTTCAATAAAAAAATATCGTTTAGAAGATAAAAAATACCCTTTACGAAATAAAATAAACCCCTGTATCGACTATTCCCGTATAGGGAAGTAAAATTACTATTGACACGTAATTTGAAATGATAGTGAATATAGCAAGGGCTATATTTAAGAGATAGTCAGTACATATAGAAATATATGAAAATACGGTTATTGGAATTTACGAAACAATGAAAAAATTTGGTTATGTAAGAGTAGATGAGCTTGGCAATTCTTTTTATACGTCACAAGCTGATGCTTTTGGGAAGAAAATTTTTGAGGTTATTCATCGTACCAAAGACCAATTTGTGCTTGACAAAGATTATAAAATGAATCTAGAACAAATTCCCGGCGAACAATGTGCGGTAAAACTTCAGCAAGCAGATACGCTACTTTATCCAGAAACAGTTATAAAAGATTTGCCTCTTTATGGAAATCAATTTATTCCTCTTGGAATTAAAACAACTCTACAAGAAAGAATTCGCATTGCATCTTTGTTCGATAGCTATTGCAACGGCGGCTCAATAGCTCATATTAACGTCGAAGCACCTTTCGATAGCTTTGAAAAGGCTTGGAAAATGACCGAATACATTGCAGATCAAGGACTCACTTATTTTGCTTTTAACACTAAAATCCAAGCTTGTAAGCATAACCATGGTTTCTTCGGAACAAGATGCCCTATTTGCGGTGAGCCCGTAGAAACTGAATATACAAGGATTGTTGGCTTTTACACTCCAATAAAAACCTATTCTAAAGAACGAAAAGCAGAATACGAAATGCGTGAGTGGGAGAATGTTAATGGATAATGCAGAATATAATATCGCGCCAGTATCTGTACAAAAGATTCTAAAAGCAGCAAAATTTTGGGAAAAGTTAAATCCAGAAATGGAAATTCCACTTGAAGCCATGTTGGCGTCCTGTTATCCAAAAGCTTACGACGGATTAAAAGAATTATTAACTTTTCAATATGCGCAAGGTTTTAAAGATGGACAGAAAAAGAAGGAAGGAGAATTAAATGAAGCTGAAAGGGCTAATTGCGGAAGATTTTTGTAATTATAAAAAGCCTTCTCTATTTTTGGCTTTTCCTAGTTGTTCTTTTAAATGTGATAAAGATTGTGGGCGCGCGATATGTCAAAATAGCGCGCTCACAACAGAACCCACGATAGATATTCCTTATAATACAATTGAAGACTACTTTTTAAATAATGATATTACTGAAGCGGTTGTCTGCGGCGGTCTTGAACCATTTGACTCTTGGGATTCACTTCAAAGACTTGTTGCTAACCTAAGATATAGAAGTGATTGTGATATTGTTATTTATACCGGTTATAATCGAAATGAAATCGACGAAGGTAAAATAAAATTTCTTAAAACTTATAGTGATGACGGGCCTATTATTGTAAAATGGGGACGGTATGTCCCAGATAGACCAAATAGATACGATGAAATTTTAGGCGTAACACTTGCTAGTGACAATCAATATGCAGAGGTCCTTAATCGGCAATGAAGATTACTTTGAATACAAATAAAGAAAAGGTTCAAGAAATAAGACAAAAACTAAAAGAAAATGACGGATACTGTCCTTGCCGTATCGTTAAAAAACCAGAATACAAATGTATGTGTAAGGAATTTGTAGAACAAGAACAAAGCGGTTTTTGTCATTGTGAATTATACTATAAAGACGTAGAAACTTGATTTTCTACGTCTTTTTTGATATAATATATATAGAAAGTGAGGAACAATAGATGCTGAATAATAGAGAGTTTCGGATGTTTGAAATTGCAAAGCAAGTATCTTATATGTCTAACTTCCATGGACCACATATGGGCGCGGTTGTAGCAATTGGAAAAACAGTTATCTCTACAGGTTTTAACTCAAACAAAACCCACCCAGTTCAGCATCAGTACAATATTTAT